TACCTTATTAACGGCAATATGCTCCCTCTGAAAAATGCGGGTGCTTTTGCAAATACAACTGACAATGACGGAAAGGAGGAAAAGCCCGATGAAGAAGTTCTGGAAGTGGAAGAACCAGGCACAGACGGAAACGATGCCGGAGGCGAGGACACTGTTTCTGAACGGAACAATCGCAGAAGAAAGCTGGTTTGATGATGATGTTACGCCACAGCTTTTTAAGGATGAACTAAATGCAGGTTCCGGTGATATTACCGTTTGGATTAACTCACCCGGCGGTGATTGCGTGGCGGCCGCCCAGATCTACAATATGCTGATGGATTACAAGGGCAATGTCACGGTCAAGATTGACGGCATTGCGGCTTCTGCAGCATCCGTGATTGCGATGGCAGGCACAAAGGTTCTGATGTCCCCTGTGTCTATGATGATGATTCACAACCCTATGACCGTTGCTTTCGGTGATTCTGCGGAAATGCAGAAAGCAATTGAAATGCTCGGTAGCGTGAAGGATTCCATCATCAATGCATATGAAATCAAGACAGGATTGACCCGCACGAAGTTGTCCCACCTTATGGACGCTGAAACATGGATGGATGCAAATAAGGCCGTGGAACTCGGCTTTGCCGATGAAATCATGAAGCGTTCTGACAATGCCGAGAATATGGAGCCACCCGTGGTTTCCATGCTTTATTCCAAGGCAAATGTGGTCAATTCTCTTATGGACAAGGTTGCCGCAAAGTGTGCAATCAAGTCCGAACCAACCCGTAAAACCAAAGCCGATGACCTTATGGCAAGGCTAAATCTTATTAAAAATTGGAGGTAATTTATTATGACTATCAACGAATTGCGCGAAAAGCGTAACCAGGCTTGGCAGGCTGCAAAGGCTTTTGTGGAAACCAAGCGCGACAAGGACGGTCTGCTTTCCGATGAGGACGCAAGGACCTATGCACAGATGGAGAAGAAGGTTCAGGACTACGGTGCTGAAATTGAGCGTATGGAAGCTATGTCCGCTATGGATGCCCAGCTTTCCAAGCCTACCTCTGCTCCTATTACGGAAAAGCCTATGAACGGCAAACCTATGGACGGTCAGAAGGCAAAGACCGGACGTGCTTCTGATGCCTACAAGGACGGTATGCTCAAGGCTCTCCGTACCAACTTCCGTAACGTGTCCAATGTTCTCCAGGAGGGCGTGGATGCCGACGGCGGTTACCTTGTACCGGAAGAGTATGACACTCGTTTGATTGAGGCATTGGAGGAAGAGAACATCTTCCGTAAGCTGGGTCACACCATCACTACCAGCGGTGAGCGTAAAATCAACATCGCTGCCACTAAGCCTGCGGCTGCGTGGATTGACGAGGGTGAGGAACTCACTTGGGGTGATGCAAAATTCGCCCAGATTAATCTGGATGCCCACAAACTCCATGTTGCTGTTAAGGTGACTGAGGAACTTCTGTATGACAACGCTTTCGGTCTTGAGAATTACATCATCCGTCAGTTCTCCAAGGCTCTTGCAAATGCAGAAGAGGACGCATTCCTCAACGGTACCGGTACCGGTCAGCCTTTGGGTCTGCTTGCTACCGATGGCGGTGCTGAAATCGGTGTGACTGCTGCGTCTGCAACGGAAATCACTGCCGATGAAATCATCGACCTTGTGTACTCCCTCAAGCGTTCTTACCGTAAGAACGCCAAGTTTATCTGCAACGACCAGACTTTGGCAGCCATCCGTAAGCTGACTGACAAGAACGGCCGTTACCTTTGGCAGGATTCCGTACAGGCGGGAGAACCTGGCAGACTCTTGGGTTATGAGGTATACACTTCTCCTTATTTCCCTGTAATCACTGCGGGAATGCCTGCCATTGCCTTCGGTGACTACAGCTACTACAACATCGGTGACCGTGGTACCCGTTCCTTTGCGGAACTCAAGGAACTCTTCGCCGGAAACGGTATGGTCGGTTTTGTTGCTAAGGAGCGTGTGGACGGTAAGCTGGTACTTGCTGAAGCAGTAAAACTGCTCACTATGGCTACTGCCTAAGATGGGAGGTGGCAGTGATGAGCGAACTTCTTACGAAAGTTAAGGAAAATCTGATACTGGAGCATTCGGTGGATGATGGACTGATTGAAAGGTTCATCACTGCCGCCGTTTCCTATGCGGAAAGCTATCAGCACATCGAGGCAGGATATTATACGGAAAATGCGATGCCTGCAACCACGGAACAAGCCGTGATTATGTTGGCATCACATTTCTATGAGTCAAGGGACGGTTCTACGGGCGGATTCTTCGCCGACAATGTGCAGGCAGGTCAGCAGGTATGGAACACGGTCAACCTTCTGTTAAGGCTCGACCGAGATTGGAAGGTGTGACATGAGTTTCGGAAAAATGAACGGTTTTACAGATGTCATTATTGCGAAACGCATCAAGGACAGCGAGGGTTTCACCACTACGGTGGATGAAATCCTTGCATCTGTCCGTGTGTACAGAGAAGGACGCCACGGCAGTGAACGGTGGGCAAATCTTGCTGCATTCTCCGAGGCAACAGACCTGTTCCGCTTTCGATGTATTCCCGGTCTTAATGTTACCACCGACCACATTTTGGTCTGTGAGGATGGAAGGTTTGAAATCACATCCGTAGAGGATGTCAAGGGGCGTGGAATGTATACGGA